CTGTAGCTTCTGCTGTTGCAATTGAAAAAGCTGCTGGCGTGTCTGCTGTTGCTCTTATTCAAAAAGCCCTAGACGAACAATCCGTTGTTCTGAAGGCTGTTCAAGACAAACTAACTGAATTCGAAACTGCTGCTGAAGCTGCTAAAGTAGAACTGCGTAAAGCTGCTCTGGTTGACGCCAAAGTTCCTGCTGACAAAGCAGAGGCTGTATTGAAGTCGCTGGCCGCTCTGGACGACGAATCGTTCGCCTCCACTGTTGCTACAATGAAGTCTATGGCTTCTGTAGTTGACAATTCTGAAATGATGCAAGAAGCAGGCGTTGCCGGTGCTGGTGCAGAGTCTCAAGAAGAAGTTGATCGCACAACTGCAATCCTTAAAGCCCGTTACGGCGTTAAGTAATTTATTATCTATAGGAGATACACACAATGGCAAATTACGCTGCTGATGTACAACGTCTAAGCAACTGGCTGGTATACGAAGAAGAAGCTGGTTCTGGCGTAACACGTGAAGTGTTGCTCAAGTCTGCTGTAAACGCTACGATCACAGGTTCTGTTCTTGACAGCACTGGTGCTCTAGTTGTTGCTGCAACTCTGGCTGACGCTACATACATTTTGATTGACGACCTGACTCGTCCTTCTGCTGCCGAATACACCAATGTATTGGTACTGGCTCGCGGTCACGCGAAAGTTGGTAAGGCTGCACTTATCTTTGGTTCTGACGTTACGACTGATAACCAACGTAAGACTGCAACTGACAAACTGGCTCTGAAGAACATCTTCGCAGTTGATCAACTTACCTACAACAACGTTTAATAGGAGGACATAATGTCTACAGTACAACTTGCTAAACAGGCCACTCGTAGCTACGCAGGCAACAACTACGAATACACTGACCTGTCCCAGCCGCTGATGATTATCCCGAATGACTGGTTCCTTGGAACACAGTTGGGCATCTTCGGAAAAGACACAACTTCTCAAGAGACTATTACTCTTGAAGAAATCACCGTTGGATACGGTCTGATCAAAGACGTTCACCGTGGTGCTCGTCACACCGTGGTCAGCGATCCAACTCGCAAAATGCAAGCATTTGCAATCCCACACTTCACCCTAGACGCCTCCATCACTCCACGTGATATCCAAGGTAAGCGTGCTTTCGGTGTAGACGAACTGGAAACTCTGGCTGCTGTGCGTGCACGTAAGCTTGAAGTAATCCGTAAGTCTTGGGCTGCAACTCACGAAGCTGCTATCTGGCACACAATCGTAACTGGTACTGCTTACGCTCCTAACGGCAACGTAACATACAACTGGTACACAGAGTTCGGTGCAACACGCACAACTGTTGACTTCGAACTGAACACTGCTACAACCGATATCATCGCAAAAACTGAAGAAGTTTTCGCTTCTATCCAAGACAACGCTCTGGACGGAACTGTACGTGGTGAAGTATTCGCTGTTGCATCGCCAGAGTTCTTCGCGAAGCTGATCGGCCACCCAACAATGAAGGCACTGTGGCTAGCTTACGCTCAGTCTCCACAAATCCTTCGTGACCGTCTGAAGGCGAAAGGCTACGACGCTCGTTACCGTGAATTCACAATCGGTAACATCACTTACATCGAAAACCGTGGGGTTAACCCAGATGGCTCTCGCCAGATTCCAGTTGGCGACTGCTACTTCTTCCCAAGCGATGTAGGCGATGGTGACAACTTCGTCCAGTACTTCGGACCAGCAGATCACTTCGACTTCGTTAACACCCAAGGTCAAGAGCTATACGCTTTCGAATTCGGTGACAACCGTGGTCAGATGATCGAAATCCAAACCGAGTCCAACTTCCTGAACGTGCTTCGCCGTCCACAGTTGATCGTTAAAGGCATCGTTGGTGCCTAATTGAAATGGGGCGGGCTTTGCCTGCCCCTTTCTTGTTACAGGAGGCCAAGATATGCCGTACACTGGTTCGCCATCCACAAGTGCTACTGACCGTGTTCGTTTGAACGTAGGTGACATTTGGCCTGATATGGAATGGCTGCACGACGAAGATTATCAATACTTCATCGACAAGAATAATGGCAACGAGAATAGAGCAACACTAGATGCTGCCCGTGCCTTGTTGTTTGTCCTGACACGCTTCACACGTGAACGTACAGGTGATATTGAGGTCTATGGTGGTGATATTTTCAGTAACTACTTTAGAGCCTTGGAACTTATCCTGAAAGACCCGAACATCGCAATCAGCGTGGCTATGCCATATGCTGGTGGTATCTCTAGAAGCGACATGCACGCTAACAGAGTAAACTGCGACAACAATGCCGTCATGGTGCCAACTGATCGTCCTCAACTTAGATTGGGATGCGGTAACTGGCAATACAACTATGACGCTTCCTGCCGTGGTGTAGGTGGTGGTCATGGGCTTCAGTATTAAGTTTGAAAACAAAATCCCAGCCTTGATGAAGAGGTTGGACAAATTAAACGGTATGGAAGTCGAAGTTGGTTTCTTTGAAGAGGATCGTTACGGCCCTGAGAACCACAACTTGCCTGTAGCTACTGTAGCTGCATACAACGAATTCGGTACTGTGCATAACCCACAAAGACCTTTCATGACAGACACTTTCTCTGAAGGCACTAACCAAGCCATCATGGCTGCTCAGATGAAACAAGTGTTCGGTAACGTTATTAAAGGCGGGACAGCCACACAAAGGTTGTTGAACATCCTTGGTCGTATCACTGGAGAGTTGATGCAAATCAGCATCGCACAATATGCCGCTATGGGCGGTAACTCCAAGAGGACGATTGAGAAAAAAGGCGGTAGAGATACGCCACTGATTGACACAGGTAAGATGCTTGAGTCTGTCAGATTCCACATCCACCGTTAAGGAGTACATAAATGAGAAATCCACCACTGCTCCTAACTGGACACACAACGCTCGATATTATCCGCCGTGAGGCTGAGACAATCATTCGAGGGCGTCCTAGCCCCGGAGCTGAGAGTACAGTCCAAGTTGTATGCAACGTACAACCGGTGCTGAAATCCACAGACACCTACCTCTTGCCAGAAGCAGATCGAACACGTGCAACACTCAAAGTGTATACGAAAGGCGCTTCGCTAAGACAACGTAAAGAAGGACCAAACGGATATGCTGCTGACCGCTTCTACTGGAAGGGTGAGTTGTACGAAGTTATGAAGGTCATTGATTATGATATGGGTGTGTTGTCGCATTATAAGGCTCTCTGTATGCGGGTAGAACTCACATGAGTAATCAATCCAAAGCCGTGGCCCATTCAAATGCTACAAGACGTAAAGACATAACAGGTAAGGTCTTCAGTAAACTAACTGTAACGGGGTATGATACTGAAGCCAAGAAGTGGGTCTGTAGTTGCGAGTGTGGAGGTTCAGCTAATGTTAAAACCGCCGCACTAAACAACGGAAACACTAAGTCCTGTGGTTGCTACCAAAAGCTTAGAGCTTCGACCTCTGCAACAAAACAACACAGAGACAAGAGGATTTCGATGGGACTTCCAGAGGATCAATTCCTAACATCTGATGTTGAACGTATCAAGTTCATGCCAGTATCTAAAGATATTTTGGTTCGGGACGACTACACATGTGCTTGGTGCTCTAAAGTTGGTGGCGATCTTAACGTACATCATATTGAGTTATGGTCTATGAAACCTGATCGTAGGTTTGATAGGACAAACTTGGCGACATTGTGCAAACCTTGTCATCTGACCGTACACAAGAACAACTTCCACGGAGAGCCTGACCCAATCATGAGTATCCTTCTTGAAGGCTACGCCAAGATTAAGGAGAACCAAGATTGAATATTTATCAAGACCTAGAAGATTCTCTCTACAATATTGTCAACGCATTGCACCCTGACTGGAACATCTTGTTTGCTTTTACAAACGCTGCTGAGCCGGTTAATCCTTACCTCGTTATTGACGTAAAGAAACTTAACCCAATTGGCCGTGAGTATAACTCGACACCAACCCTTGGTGAAGATGACGTGAAGCTTATCCAAACAACCATTCAAGACCACGAAGCAACTGTGAGATTTGAGTTTGTTGGTAAGTATGACGATCAAACTTCTGTGGCTGATATGGCCCAAATGCTTCAAATTGAGTTGAGGACTCAGAATGGATATTTGCTACAGG